ACAGATGATGACGCCTGAACAGCGTACTGTTGTCGTTGATGCATGGTTCAAGAGTCTTGATAAAGCTATTAAAAATAACAAAGACGAGTTAGCGCAAAAATACTTTGAAAAAGTGCTTGCCTATTTGGGAAACCCTAACGAGAGGACATTGAGCGAGGCCACCAATGCCATGCCCTCCTATGAGTTTTACCAATACCTAAGCCCGTCAGAATTCTGGGCTGTAAATGCTGAGAAGCTTTTAGCCCAACAGCTTGGTGGAACATGGGCTAGGTTTAAAAAGGCAATGCTTGCTTTGTTTGAGGGTCTGAAAAACATACTTGGATTTGATAATAGATACGCTGTCCACAAAGTCTTTAATAACATTGTTAATGGCGAACACAAACGCATGAGCAGAACCATGCTTGATGATTTTGTACGCGCAAGTGGAAGTGATTTTGAGTTTTTAAATAACATTCAAGATGACATTGATTTGGTGAAGAAATGGAACAGGCCGAATACGCCGTCGACATCTATGTCGCCAGTCAAAGATGCAATTATTAAAGTAGGAAAGTCAAGCAAAGACATATTTATTGAAGCGGCCACCCATCCCATAAATACAGCCAACAAAATGGTTAATGGAATAGATCGCGGCGTAACCTATTTGCGCAATAAAAATGTTTGGTTTGGAACAGGGTTAAACCTTGCCGACCAAACGAGGTATGGCGGTCTAATCAGAACATCCCAAGGTTTTGCAACAGCCTCTATAGCGTTAGACAATGCCCTTCGCGCTGGGATTATTAGCACAGAAGTCATATTTCAAGGTGGAATAAAATATAACCCAAAGACAATGAACTATGCTGCCACTAAGAGACAAAAAGGCATGGCTGGCGTATATAAGGCCGAAGGGGAGTTGAGGAAACGTATAGGCGCCCAGCTTGGAACGGACATCATCCAAGGATACTTGGAGGCAAAGCGCTCGCGTAGCATTCAAAACGAATTGATTGAACGCGATGCTGAAGTTGATCGGCTCAAGGACGAACTTGATTACTTAAATAGTCAGCCAATTATTGATCCAAAAGCCATCAAGATAACAACAGACAGCTTAAAAGAAGAACAAAGCAGCCTCGCCGCCATCAAAAAGGCAGAGCAAAAAGTCAGCATGTCCGAGGAAGAGATTGACGAATTTATAGCTAGAGAGTCAGAGCATCCAGAACTACGCGATATTATGGATAACTGGAATGCTGTGAATCAGGACATGTTGAAGTTCTGGCTCAATGTTGGTCTGTTGAGTCAAGGTCGATACGACATTCTTTCCAATATCAAAGACTATGTCCCTTGGTATCGGATCATGGAGGACGATGTTTCGTCAGAGTCAAAATCTACATTGTTAAGTTCTACCCGATCCATGACAAATATCGGGAGAGAAAAACTATTTAAGCCGGGCAAACCAATTGTAGTTACAAACTTCATCGCCGAGGACGGCCAGCAGACTTTTAAAATACAACCCTCTACCGTTGTGCAGGTTGAGATAAATGATCAAGTAATTAACCCATCTAACGTAAAAACTTCGCCAAATGGTGAAGTAAAGATTAATGTTCCAATAACTGAAGGCGATCTTGTTGTATTCACAACCAACCGTGAAATAGAAAACATAATTGACAATATGACGCGCAACGTCATGCGTATGACAATGAATGGACTGCGTCAACATGCAGCGCAAAGAGCCGTTCTTGAATATGCTACACGAACAAAATTAAAAAACGGGAAAAAAGGAAAAATTAAAGTATTTGCCAAAGAGGATCGGGACAAGGGAAGGTTTAGCTTCATCTCAAATGGAAAAAATATTATTGTAGAAATAGAAGACACGCTCATAGCCGAAGCCGTTCTTGGCATGGAGCATCTTGATACTGGGATGTTTAAACTTTTTGGCTTCATTCCACTAGTTGGAATGGCTAATTTCACACGCCGAACAATTACGCTTTCTGGCGTATTCCAGTTGAAACAAGTATTTAAAGATGCGCCAACTGCCGCATTGGTTACCGGCGTAAAGCACCCGTATCTCCTCCTTGGCGGCGTATATAAGGGATTTCTTACGGCACTCGGTAGGCCGGCTATTAACGCCATTGGCAAAAGGATTGCTGGGCCAGGGTTCGACGTAGAGCCGGTGGTGGCAATACTTAAATCACACGGCATTGGCGGATACGCTTCCCCATCAAGGACGCCAGAGGCTGCTATCAAGCAAGAGCTTGGCATAAGGAATCGCAATATAGGTAGTTTTGTTCTTAGGGCTTTAGATCACATCAGCGATTCTTCAGACGTAGCGCAGCGCATAGCCGTCTACAAACGTGTACTGGCAGAGACAGGGGATGAGGCGTTGGCACTGTATAAAGCGGCTAACGTAATTAACTTCCTACATCATGGTTCTGGACAGACGGCACAAGCAATTGTTAAGACTGTTACGTTCATGGGCGCGTATGCAAATTCTATGGACGTTCTTGCCACCGCTCTAGCAGGCGGCGGCCTTAAAGGTGAAGGAAGAGCAAAGGCATTTAAAAAATATGTCAACACGGCATCAATGCTTACCATTTTCACGCTGCTGTATTGCATGCTGGTTGGCGCGGATGATGAATACAATGAGATGGACGATCAGGCAAAGATTCGCGGCTACATGATCCCAGGTACGAAGATTGTGTTGCCGATGAATACATCTGCTGCATTCTTTTTCAAAGCCATGCCAGAACTCATCTACAACTATGTGATGAAACATGGCACAAAATCACAGGTAGATGAGCGGCGTCTTCGTGAGGCTATGAAACAGGCTGCGCTTGACCTGTTGCTGGGGCCAGAACCAATCCCGACTGCAATACGTCCGGTCGTAGAAATTGGCATCAAGCACGACTTCTTTACCGGCCGCAGCATTACCCCACGGGGCATGGAAAATATCGATGCAGCAGAGCAGTATACGGAAACCACCTCAGAGTTGGGCAAGTGGCTGTCTAGTAAGACCGGCACAGAAAGAACTAGGGTACTTACGCCAATAGAGGCAGACCACCTTATCAAAGGTATCTTTGGTACGGCCGGCGCGGTGTCTATGTGGGGATCAAATCTCATTGGTGAGCCGGCTACTATTCGTCCAGAGATGACCGCAAAACAAACCCCTCTTATTGGGCCATTCATGCGGGCAGAAGTTGGCAGAAACAGGGAAGATTTATTCTATGACCTTGAGAGCGTTGTAAACCAGAGATATGGAACGCTAATGGCGAAAGAGGGAAGAGATAAGCCTACGCGAGAGTTTGAAAAGAAAAATAGAGACCTCATTGATTCGCATGAAGATGTAGCGAAGGTCAGGGCAACGCTAAATGAAATTAATAAAGAAATTCGCGAAATCAGCCAAACTACAAGAAAAAGTTTAACTCCAGAGAGGCGTCGTGAAAAAATCACAAAACTTCAACAGGAAAAAAATAGGGAACTTCACGATATTATGAAATGGCGCAATCAGTTGAAACTTGACTAACTACTCCAGCGTTAAGACCAGAATAGAACAAGCGCCGCCCTGGCGCTTTTCTTGACGGATGATGTGCAACTCATCAATCTGAGAGTCTGACTCATAGCAGCCTGCATGCTCACAAGCGTCTAGCAGGCTCTTTAGTACGTTGTCTATATCCCGCTTACGAAGGTCTGGCGGGAATAGTGCCACATGCACAGCCAGTCGCCCCTCCAGCGGCTGAACGCTGCCTTCATGGCATGCCTGTACCACCGCCTCCCTGAAAGCCAGCCCGCGCTTTCCTATGAAGCGGCGCTTGCCAAACTGCCCCCAGTAGTGATTGACGCTAGGGGGCCACGGGAGAATAAGCTGAATGTGTTTGTCCATAACTTACTATACCATTGTTTTTTATAGTAGATGACATCATATGGGTACAACCTATTGACATCACCAAAAAAGGATGCAACAATTTGCATTCACTCACTGCTAGGAGTTGAAAATAATGAAGCTAACTAATAAACATAACATCCCACAGACCTTCGTCAATGTGCTGCAACGCCCCACCTACAGCAAGGGCAAAGCCCACCTCTCGGTAACGCAACTGATTAACAGCCCCAAGATCGTCGCTCTGACGCAGATGTTTGAGCATGAGTTGGAGCAGGACGTTTCGGAGATGGTGTGGTCATTGTTTGGTACTGCTGTTCACAATGTTCTGGAACACGGCAAAGATGCCAATCACCTGATTGAGGAGCGCATCCACGCCGAGTTGGATGGTTGGCGCATCTCTGGTGCTATTGACCTTCAAATCGTCGGTGACGAGGGCATCTCCATCCGTGACTACAAAACCACGTCGGCATGGGCGGTCATGAACGAAAAGGTCGAGTGGGAGCAGCAACTCAATATCTACGCATGGCTGGTCGAGACGGTGAAGAAAACGCCAGTCGTAGATGTGGGGATCGTCGCAATCATCAGGGATTGGAACCGGCGTGATGCGGCCAACCGCGATGGCTATCCAGAGGCGCCGATCAAGGAGTTGCCCATCAAACTGTGGCCGCAGCAAGAAAGGCAGGAGTTCATCTTGGATCGCATTGGCAAGCACTCAGCCTGTGAGTTTGCGATTGAGGTGGAGTCAGAGTTACCGCACTGCACTCCGTCAGAGATGTGGGAGAAGCAGACGAGTTGGGCATTGAAGAAGAAGGGCGGTGTACGCGCCAAGTCCGTTCATGCAGTGGAGGAGGATGCGGTCAGCGCCTTGGATAAGGCAGGTAAGGAATACGAGATAGAGGTTCGGCGCGGGGAACGTATTCGATGCGCCAGCTTCTGCCAAGTAAGCGGGCATTGCGCCCAGTGGAAAGAGTACCAAGACAATCAGTCATTTAATAACAAAGGGGATCAAGAATGAGTAATGAAAAATACAGCGTGTATAAGAAACTTCAGACTGCACGGCTGATGCTGCAAGCAACACCGCTTACCAAGTCGGGTAGGAACAAGTTTGCTGGGTACGAGTACTTTGAACTGGGGGACTTCATACCGGCGATCCAGAAGATTTGCGGCGAGGTTGGCCTGTGCGGAATGATTAGCTACACGGCAGACAATGCGTTCCTGAGTCTTCAGGACACCGATGGCGAGGGTTGCATCGTCTTCTCCTCCCCAATGTCTTCGGCCGCTCTCAAGGGTTGCCATGAGGTGCAAAACCTTGGCGCCGTTCAGAGTTATTTGCGTCGTTACTTGTGGATTGCGGCGTTTGAGATTGTTGAGCAAGACGCCCTCGACGCCCTTACCGGCAAAGACACTGTAACGCTGGTCAAGAAGGAATTGCCCAAGCCGTTTGTGGCGCCCAAGGCAGCACCGGCTACAAGTAGCTGGAAGATTGGCGTAGAGATGGTTCCTGGTCAGGACTCCTTACCAGAGGACTGGCTTAAAGCTGTCGATGGCGCAACGGTACTTGCTCTGGAGATGGCGATATCTAGCGATAACGTCATGCAAATCTTCAAGGGCAACAAGTCGCTGTTTGATGAAGTCAAGAAAGTTGATCCAGCATTCTTTAAGACGCTGATGGGTAAGTTCACCGAAGTTAAAAACAAGTTTGCGGAGGCAGCATGAGTTATGTCCCTAAGCCGAACACCGGCACTTTGTTCATGAATGACTTCAAGAAGAGTCCAGCAGCCCCTGACAAGCGCGGCGATCTGTTCCTTGATAAGAAGTTCATGACCGATCTGATCAGGGGAACCGAAGGCGATCTGGTTCGTATATCCCTGTCTGGTTGGGAGAAGAGCGGCCCAAAGGGAGAGTACCTTTCTATGGCGGCATCTGTGCCGTATGTAAAGCCCGATGCCCAGGCGCCGGCTAAACCCGCCACACCAGTTGAGGACGATGACGATGTCCCCTTCTAGCGTCAAGACCATGCAGTTTGAGTGCGTCAAGGTTGCGCTCAAGCAAGACAAGACTGGTTATGTCTTAACTCTGTGCATGCATCCTGACGAAATCCCAATGGAGTTAATGCGGGATTTTGTCGGGGCGCGCTATCAGACTGTGATGGTTAGGCTCGACCAACAAGAGCGGCCGATGGATCGTGAGAATGAGTTTGCCGGCGAACAGGCGGTGAGGTCTGCCGGAATGCTGTGTCACGATCCAAAGTTTTGGGAGTTCTTGAACCAAGACAATCAGATACTTGAGGCCAACGAGAAAGAGGCTACATCCTGGTTACGAGAATACTTGGGCATACCGTCTAGGGCTGACCTGAAGACTAACCTTGAGGCTAGATCGCGCCTAGAGTCAATAAAGAGGGACTACAACAAATGGAATCAAAAAAATTAATACCGTATTCCGTTTACTTGCCGCCAGAACATCACAAGATGCTGAAGAAGGCTGCAAAGGAACGCAAGGCATCTAGCTTGGTACGCGACGCCATTGTTATGTTGCTGGATGGTGGAGATGTATTTAAGAGTGGATACAACAAGGGCATCCAGGAGGCCGCTGACGTTATCTACAACTGCAAAGAAGCGCAAATGATAGCGGTCAATAGGCGTGACCTTGGGGTAATTCTTTCAGAGCAAATTAAATTGCTGGAGATGAAATGAAAAAAGAAATCAAAGCAGTACGCATCCGAAGACTTCTTCTTATTGGCGCTGTTACAGATGCAGCTATAGCCAAGGTGGTGAAGTGCCATGTCAGCTACGTCTACATGATTAAGAAGGCGATGGATAAGGTAGCGCCTGTAAAGTTTAAAGATCAAGTAGTAGAAAAGAAGAAGTTTTCGGAGTTCGATGCTTCCCCTAAAGCTATTGCATGGAAGAAGCGAAACCCGTGGTTCGGCGTAGACAAAGATAAAACCGACTACGCCATTGGATTGTGTATGGAAGCCCATACAAAAAATATCGATCCCAAGTCCAAGAGGTACTACACGTTCATTAACCAAGGGATGTTGAACTACGTTCCGCCACGGGACGCGCTAGACCATTGGGTGAACGCCGTAGAAAATAAGTCCGTTCTTGATGATGCCAAAGATATCATTTACGGCGACAGAGAAAAGGTTTACGGAGCACCAGATAAAAACCTTGTCGCTATCGCTGGGTACTGGAGCAACCACCTCCTCACAAGGTTCGGTGTGTTTCATGAAATTACTGGGGCGGATGTTTGCGTGATGATGACCCTGCTAAAAGCAGCCCGTCTTGGAAACAACCTTACTCACCGCGATTCGTTGGTTGATGCTGTGGGTTATCTTGCCCTTCTTGAAAGGATACAGAAATGAAAAAATTAACCAAGCAAGACATCTTTAACATCGTTGCCAATGGGATGTTAAAGCAAGGTAAGAAAAGCGAGGACAGAGGCAGCAGTTCATGTTTGTACCGTGGGCCAAATGGTCTTAAGTGCGCTATCGGTATGCTCATTCCAGACGAACTGTACAAAGCCCGTTTTGAGGGTCGAAAAGCAAGTGAGCCTATCTTGATAAAAGCCCTTGTAAAAACTGGTGTTCCAAAAACCATTGCCTTTGCGGATTTCCTTGATTATTTACAGGGGTTGCACGACAACTGCCATACTGAAAATTGGGATTACGCACTAGTTGAGTTTGCGCATATGTACCACCTCAATCCCCTGCCTATGTACGATGGCGTAAAGGAACTGCCATGACAGCCAAGTGGAGCAGCATCAAGCGCGGTACGAAGGAACACAAAGAGGCGCGGTTCACCCCGCCCTCACCCCCCGCCAGCAAGAAAGGAACTGGCTTCCCTTCACATCAGCCGTTTAGGAAGCCATGACCATCAAAGAGTATGCGTGTAAACACAGCGTGTCCGAGTCCACCGCCCGTAACCGTCTTGAGGCTTTGGTCAAGGAGGGCAAGATGAAGCGGGTGGTGGGTGTACGGATGCTACCTAACGGCGGTAGGACTAAGACCATCGACTACAAGGA